GCAACCTTTGCAAATATGACGCCTATGTCGTCTACCGTACAACCTGTGGATGATTGGAGATATCATGGAAAACAACGCAAAAAACAGAAAGCTTATCGCTCACATAGCCATGGAGTCGATGACACTTGAAGAGATGGAAGATGCAATCATCTATGAGTTCAGCGACCGATACCAGCGTGAGCCTGGTCTATTCGATGCCGTGGTAAAGGAACTAACAGAGATCGACATGCTCGATGATACCGATGGAGGTGAGTGATGGAAAAGGAATACCATGCAATCGTTTGCTTGGACTGCTGGGCTCACGGTTCAACACCCGCCAACCTTGCAGCAATGACGGGAGGCCCCGACGAGTATTGCGACTGGCACATGAACATTCAGTACATGAGTGAGGATGAGTATTGCGGCTGGGAGGAAACGTATCTGCGATGATGGAGGTGAGTGATGGAAAACAATGAAGCAATCGAAGCGTTCGCTTACTCACTGGGCGCATACGTCCACCACCCCGACTATTACAAGGGGCCATGGGCTGTGCTCTGCACAGTAGTGGCAACGGGTGAGACTGGCAGACGGGTATTCGACAGCCATGCAGATGCAACAGCATTTGTAGATGACATGGTAGAGCGAGGGGTGTGCACCCCTGGTGATAACAAGTATCGCATCCGATTCGAACGTGCGGAACCGTTGCCCGGTTTCCCCATGTCAATGGATGAAGCAATCAATGGAGGTGAGTGATGTCGAATGACTTTAGTATGCTCGAAGAGCATGGATGTGCAAACTGTGGTCGCCGCGGCACCCGGTATGAGCTTGAGGAATCCATCCGTTCCTGTGGAACCGGCTATGGTGAGTGGTATTGTATCGCTGGTCAAGGGTGCCAGTCGCATCGTGGAACACCAGTCAAGCGTTGGATGATCCGTCACAAACCTATGCCCAGTGGCAGCCATCTCGATGAGTTTGATGACTCTGGCAAAGCATTCCTCTTCTGGTCAAACGAGGACGGATGGTGCTCCAAAGACTGTGCCGATGTATGGACCGTGGACATGAAACAGGTTGTCGGTCTACCACTCAACGGCCAATGGGTTTCAATCGTAGTCATACCAACCAAGGGAGGTGAATGATGGAGGCCGTGCTAACTGAAATACAAGACCGGGTATGGGAGATACATGGCCTTTCAAAGAAAGGTAAGGCCACAAGAAAACAAATCCGACAATCGCTCAACGATTTGTGGGAACTGATTGAGGTTGAACTAACGCAATCCCGCAGAAACGATTTCATTCAGTCAGTGATGGAGGTGAAGTAATGAAGCCCACTGCACGATTCAAAGAAGTCATACACGGAAGTGATGTGGTCATCGAGCTACGGCCTGGACAAACCTTGACCCACGTAAAGTATGAGCCCACCGACGAGGGATGGGACCGGACTTTACACACATGGTTTTACGATGCCGATACCAAAATAATCACGGCCACCTACTTCAATGAGGGCCGCGACTGTGATGGATACATGTCCAGTTATCACGACCGACACTGCCCACTCGACATGCTTCAGGCAAAGACCGTTAAGCATTGCACTGGTGGACGGTGGGAGTCGTTCACTGACTACGATGGAACCAAGGCTTTTGCCTGGGTGGATGACTGGCAGGATCAAACAGGATGGCCCAACTGGCAGGACGGTGGCTCCGAGTATTACGATGAAAATGCTCACGCCATGGGCTACTAATGAACACACCAGGCATACCGAGCCACATTGATGTCATACTTGACATTCCATCACACACCAGCTAAGAGAAGATTCCAGGGAAGGTGCGCGGTTTGGGGTCCGCGAATCAAAACCCCACACCTTTCAAACAACACAACACGGGAGAATCACATGTCTACTACTACACCAAACGGTATTGTCATTGCACACGACGACCACGATCTACAGCCAGAACACCTGGCCTTCATTGATGAGGCACTGGCAGACTGGGACGGCTCGTTTCTTCGACGAGTGATTACTTTACCTGACCACATCGAGAGTATTCCCTCTGCCCTGTACGGTCCATCAGTAGGCGACCAGCCAATATATGAATATCAGGTAACGTATGAGAAGCGGAACAACCGACCAGGGCCGTCACGTCTGATTGACCTGCCTATGCGTCCAGCCCGCAACGTGGCTGTGATTGGCATTCGTGTCCACGATGGCACCCTGACGCTGTTCACAGCGTATGGTACGCAGGCCGATGAACCATCTCCCCGCGAGTGGTGGGACTCCAGCATGCTTCCAAAAGAAGCAATCGAGGCTGCGACATTCTGGAGCCAACACGCACTGGTCAAGGAAGGTGAGTGATGCCTAAATACAACGTACATTGCACTGCAACCATTGAAATATATGCAACCATTGAGGCCTACAACCGTGATGAAGCGGAACACATGGCTTCCAAGATTATGATTATTAACAACGGCGACATGGTTGGCGCGGATACAGATGATGGAGAGATAACGGAGGTTATCGGCCATGAGGTAGAGGACGTGACCATCACAGGAGGTCAGCGATGAAAAAGTGCGGAAAGTGTGAAGGGTGCCGAGCACCCGTACCATTCGAGGTAGACAATGCAGCGCTTGGTTTGCTGGAGGGATGGATTGATGGTTCCATAACACTAACCGATGAAAACTTGGGCAAGGTGCTTCGACTGGTAGAGCGCCGTCGATATGAAACCAAAGTCTTGGAAGATGCGTACATGAAGGGTGAGTGCCTGTTTCCTGACATGCAGCCAAACCAGGTTGACTTGGCTATGCGCATTCGCATGAATGAGTTGGCAGCATTTGCCAGAGGTGAGCCAGGACCGTTCAAGTTTCTTGGTGGCGTCAAATGACCACTATCATCACCGAACTTCAAACCATGATGACCGAAACCCCATGGATCATTGGATGGGTGGGAGTTGTACTTCTTGGCATCTCCCAGCTACTCCATACCTACCACACGAAACCAAACCAAAAGAGGTGAATGTTGATGACAAAAGAAGAACTTGAAGCGATTTTGACCAGCATCCTCGATGCAGTGTCCGATGACTCGCAACCTGATTGGAAAGATTCACTTTGGGATGCAGCGGCTCTAATCTCAGCGTCACTGATTGAACTTTCCAACACCGAATATGAAGGAGGTAAGCCATGAACATCTTTGTCCTACATCCAATGCCTGACATTGCTGCACGCATGCAGTGTGACCGACATGTGGTCAAGATGACCCTGGAGTCTGCACAGATGCTCTGTACGGCCATCAATGAGTTGGGTGGCCAGTCAGCCTACAAGTCTGCTCACATCAACCATCCGTGCTCGGTGTGGGCCAGGGAAACACTCGGTAACTTTGTATGGTTGTGGGAACACGGACTGGCTTTGGCTCAGGAGTACACGCAACGGTACGGCAAGGTCCACAAGTCAGAGGCCGTCATCCGTGACTGTTTACGGACAATGAAAACAAACCGTCTACTCGGTAGCCGAAGGGTGACACCACACCCACTGTGTATGCCTGACGAATACAAAACAGACTGTGTGTATACATCGTATCGCCAGTTCTACATCGGTGAGAAGGCCGGGTTTGCCCAGTGGAACAAAACAACAGAGGCCCCAGCATGGTGGCCAGAAGGAGATGAGTGATGAGATTTAATGATGGAATGAAGTTCGATACGTCTGGACCACTCAGGACAGTACGCAAGTCTGATGGGCTCTACGTCGTTGGTGAAGGTTGGATGATACCGGTGAATGACCACGAAGAAGCAAGCAGCATCATTGATGACTTTAAGAAAGCAGATGAGGAAGGTAAATGATGGCGAAGAGATGGCAAGGACCAGCGCACGCATACGCTGAATCACGGTGGCGTCGAGAACAGGCCGAGGCACTATGGGACGAAGAGAACCCCATGTGTGACATCTGTGGGGTGCGTAGCCACAAAGACACAATGGTGATCGACATGGATCACAACTTTGTACATGAAACCTGCAACCAAGAGGAGCAGTAGAATGAAGATATTTGTATTGGACGATGGCGAGACTTGGACACTATGCGAGCCAACTGCTGTGGTGATCACGCCAGAACAACTGACTCGACTCGAAGGTGGGGAGAAGTTCTACCACGTTGTGCCGGACTGGATTGAGCAGGGTGAAAGCTCCGAGCCTTTGTGCAACTGCATGAAGTGTACGAAGGAACGGTTCAACCCTGACCCGGTTGACGATGCCGAGGACTTCTTTGTGCAAGCCGGTATCGCTGCCGCAGAGGCATTGAAAGAGATGAAGCGGGACTACACCAAGAGCATCGTGGATGCTCAAAACAAAGAAGGTGAGTGATGAGAAACAACAAACACATTCAGATTGGATTCACGCCGACCATGATTAAAACCCTTGAACGGCTACAAGACCAGGGTTTTCTGACAAGCCAAGAAAGTATTGACTATGCATTTTCTGACAGCATTTATGACACACTGAAAAAGTGGCAGCATTTAGCCGACATTAGAAACGAAGAGCCAGACCCGTATTTAGATTCAACATGGGAACAACAAAGAGATGCCGCTTTATCAGATGTTCGCATCCATGTGCGCTATATCAAAGAATACAGAGAGAACGGTGTCGAACTGTACGACTCACGGATAACGCATCTATTCAATGAAATAGAACACACAAAACACAAGTACATGACGTATCAACAGTGGATTGACTACCATCTTGAACACTGGACGGATTGGAAACTCAACGGCAAGCCCGGCCATTTCTATGGATGGACAGAAGAAAAACTAAAAGCACGCGGATTTCCGGAAGCCCATTTCAACGCCGAAAAGATGCATCCCTGTACATGCGCACGATGCAAATAGCCGCAAACGAACACTGAACAACATTCAACCGAAGGAGGTGAGTGATGATGAGTAGATATGAGAAAGACTTGAACGAACGCGAAGAGGCCAACCAACGGTTCGCCTTGGGTGATGATGGCTACCGCTTGTACAAGGCAGCGCCAGAGTTGTTGGATGCTTTGCAGTCATTCATTGCTGCAATGGACTCTGACTTCCATGACCTGATGCTTGCCAAGATGAAGGCGCAGGCAGCAATAAACAAAGCCAAAGGAGAGTAAAATGACACAAGCACAAGAGTTCACGATTCACACAGACCCAGGACACGGATGGATTCAAGTACCAATGCTGATGATATTTGAGCTTGGCTTTGCACATGACGTGACACACTGGTCCTACATGGACGATTCGTTCGTGTACCTCGAAGAAGATTGCGATGCGCGTCTGTTCATCTTGGCCTTCAACGAGGCTCATGGAGAGCGACCACAAATCAACGAGCAGTATTCCGACAACGAATCGTTTGTCCGAAATCTAAAACGGTTCGATGTTCAAGCTGCGATACAGCAAGTACATAACAGTGCCGTTTGATCTTTCGAGATTCGAGTGTGCCGTTGACCAAGATCTGTTGCGCCAAGTCTTGAGCGAACTGAATGAAGGGAAAAAACAAACGCACTGGATGTGGTTCATCTTTCCTTCATTGAGGGGCATATACCAAAGCCCAGTCTCAAGACGGTTTTCGATTGCAGACATTGATCATGCCATCGACTTTATGAAGCATGAGACATTGGGTCCAAGACTGGTTGAGTGTACCCGTGCTGTAATGCAGCACAAGGATCGCACTGCCGAAAGTATATTCGGACCTATCGATGCCAAGAAGTTTCATTCATCGATGACCCTGTTCTGCTTGGCACCCAACAGTAACCCGGTTTTTCAACAAGCTCTGGAGTTGTTTTTCGACAGCAAACCGGACAACAAAACACTGGATAAAATCTGATTGTAACTGTCATAGAATGAATAGAAGGGAGGTGAATGAATGAAATGGTTTGGCTCAGTAAAGCTGCCTGTGATTGCACAAAATGTATGCATCGATCTTATTCGAGAGATCGAGGATGAAGAAACGGGCGAGGTGGCTTCTGAACAAACCATAAAGGTTTTTGGGAGGTATTACCCAAGTGAACCACTGGTCGGCCTTGGACCGCACATAGAAGTGATCTCTGCACATCTCAGAGACACCAATGTCCGAAAAGAAGTTGACCTTGAGGATTGGGAGGTGGATTCACTTCTTGATCTTTACACAGAACAAATAAGAGAAAACAACCATTAGGAGGGACTATGGAAGATAAGTTTTGCGCCAAATGTTCAATAAGACAAATCGAAAACGAACTTGACTTTTTGAGGATGGTAATGGCTGTTCTTAGAACAACTCAGGTAACCATCGAATACATAGAACAGGAAGAAAACATTTATCTTCCTGACGACAAGAGCAAATTAAACTACGCGATGATACGGATGCGATCTGTCGTAGATGATCTATCGAAGATCGCCGTTGATCCATACGAAAAGCACATTGCTTCACTGCATGAGATTGCGGAAAAGTATGGAACCAACAGCAAGCACACTTGACATACTCTGACAAGTGATTAAAAATGAAAATACCATAACAGGAGAATGTAATGGGAAAGGTAACTAAACTTCGTAAAAACACTAATAATGTGAAGCCGGATCGAATCTCAGCAGAGAAGTTCATCGAGATCTGGCAAACCTCTTCAAGCGTTGATGAGGTAGCAGCACAAACCGGTCTTAGCCGATCAACATGCTCTGGTAGAGCCGTTCGTTTTCGTAAGAACAAAGTTCCTCTGAAGATGTTTCCTCGCACTGGTCGCCCACAAAAAGACTGGGCTGCGCTCGCAGATCTGGCAAGAAGCTTCGAGGGTAATGAGTAATGATGGATTGGTTGAGTATCATTCCACTTGTAAAGCTCGAAGAGGGTATCCCCATTGTCCCAGTCGTTCGCGGCTGGGGTGATGGACCCTTTTCATTCGTCAAGCAAGGTCGGGGCTATCAAATCAGAATCAACACGCCAAAGGATGGCATACAAGGAGCAAGGCCAAGTGACTTCAGAATCGATTTAAGTACATCACAAGGCTTCAACTTTGCCCTTGAATGGACCATGAGCAATAGCGGAACATCCGAAAAGCCAAAGCATAAGCGGTGGCAAGATCTTTTTGAAAGAAGCCGTCAAGGCAAAACAACAGACAAAGATAGGATCTTCTTAGCAGAGACAATGGCAGATTTTGCTCGTCATGATTAAGCATACCAACCACACCATGACTGTACTTTTGCACAGAGAAAAACGATGATTATTAAAATAATAGGTGGAACTGATAAAGTCATCGGTCAAGTAGTCGGGCCTTGCGCCAGGGTTGTTTCAGCTACGTTTCGTGTGGTCAATGAACATAATGAACAGTTGGTTTTCAGCAGTGCTTTTGCTCGCGCAGACATCAGGTCGTTATTGTTGTCCAGGCTGAAAGCATTGGACATTCCAAGCCACATGTCGATCGATGTAAAGCAGAACAAAAGATCGCTACACCCAAGGCACCAAAGAACCATAAGGGTCGAGTTCACATCCTATGCAAGCTCAAGGCAAACGCTGGACTCATCGAGACAAGTATGGTTTCAAGTGCCATTGAGCCTGACACAGTTGATTCAACACATTCGCACATGCGCTGAAGAAAGCGCACAAATGGAGACATTAAATGTCAGATCTAAAAAAATCAATAGACAAAGCCAGTGGAGCATACAAGGTCTTTCTCGCAGTAAAGGGAGATCCAAAGCTCAACGGAGCGTTCAAGTACAATCACAAAGGGGTACTGTACTTCAATGGTAAACCAATGACCGAACATCACTCTTCTGAGATTGCTGTGTACTTGGCCAAGAACTGGAAGGTAGCAGTCACAAATGAAGAGTTGAGATCAGGCATCATGGCCTGTTCGCAAATCATCAAACCATCTTTGACCTTTGGTGTTGACTCGTCAGATGAGTTGTATCAAAAGGTACAAGCATGGCTTGAAAACAATCAGCCATCAGCAAACAACTTCAGCATCACAACCAAAGCAATATCAATGGAGGTGGACCCCGTTGGGTACGAAAACAATCAACGCTTAGTAGAAATGAAAGTAGCAAAAATACTCAGAAGCCAAGGACTGGAGAAAGCCAGAGTGTCACACGATGGCGAAAGAAAGGTCCGATGGTTTCCAGCAAGTGAGATGATCTAATCAATATTGGAGAGACTATGAGCAACTTTACACACGAAGAAGTCCTTGCAATCACCAAGGCATTGAGCAAGAAAGAAATCGATAGCGCACGCAAGGATTTTCCAAGCGGCGAAGAAGTAGACATCGACCTTGTCGTCAGGGTCGCTGGTAAACTCAAGCGGGGCAAAGCCTTTGAAAGCAAAGGGACCAGCCAGATTCCATGGAAGGTTGCCATGGCCCTGCTACTGAAACGGTCTGGATTTACCGGACCACAAACGGCACGGCTTCTTGCCGACGCAATCAAAGACTCTATTGATATGGGCAAGGACTCCAAGACGGAACTGCTCAAAGAGTCAGGCGTTGGTGATGCGCTTGCCCTGATCGATCGGGAACTTTTCTCAAAGCTTCCGAAGATTCAAAAAGACGGGAACATTACTTTCTCAGCCATGTTGGTTGAGCCAGTGCGGGTTCCCACTTTGGTAGTTGATGATGACACCGAGTCCCTTGGGGAAGGGGAAGAGGTGGCCTAAAAACTGCCAGGGGGCCACCTTTAAGCGGGAGGGTGGCCCCCGCTTTTTTCAATGGATTATAAATGTCAGCCAAAGAAAGTGGTTTCAAGTTCAAGGAAAAAGTAGATACCTATGAAATTATTTACAAGATGACGAACTCTATAAATGGTTTAGCTAAAGGTAACTTGACTCGAACAGCGAACATATATGGTACAAGCCGAAACCGGCTAAGAGACATCCTCAAGCGTAGGGTGTCACCACCTACCCTGGATACCTTGTGTATCTGGATAAACAATCTGTACGTCAAGACAGGTGTGCGAGTGGTGATCACTTTGACACCAGACTTCAAGACTTACTACAGCATCATCGATGATCGGAAGAACAAAATAGAAGGCGTCATCGAAAAAACCAAAACATAGTTGTACAGGCGCATAGCGCCTGCTACATGGCAAAAGCCCGTGAAGGATTGATCCCCTTCAACGTGGGCTCCTGACTGGCCGCATCAGGAAACTGGTGCGGCCTTTAGGGAGCCATCATTCAATCAGGAGCCCAACAGTGTGGATACAATATGCAAAGAGAGCCAGTCTTACATCAATCGCCAAATCATTCGACTACGAAGTTCTGACAGGTCAGTCGATCAAACCATGTCCTGCATGTGGCCTTGTACATAGAAGCCGCAGCGATCGACGCAGAGGCCCAGTTGGTTTCAATAGAGATGAAAGTGGTTGGCAGTGCTATCAGTGCGGAGCCAAGGGCGATGTGGTGGACTTTATGGGCTACCACTTCTTTCAAAGACCGATTCGGGATCTTACAAAAGAAGAGTGCTCTGTGGTCCGTGATTGGTTTGCGGAGAAGGGATACTGCACACCTTCTGGTGTAGCTGCACACATACAGCCTGATCCTTCAAAGCGACCGGTGGTGAATACACCAAAGCTTGCTGGACCACACAGGCCACCATTTGACGAATTGAAAGGACTTTGGGAAGCTACTAAAACCTTTGAGGAAGCCATCCACGATGCTCCAAAATGGAGTGAACCACTTAATGAGTGGCTGGTGTCGAGAAGGTTTTCACCGCTTATTCTCGACCAAACAAAGTGTGTTCGTGTGCTACCCAACCCAATAGAGTATCGATATCCAGAGTGGTGGCCTCATCAATGGGGTGCAAAATATAGGATTGTTGCTCCAGTATTCGAAATGGACGGCAAGTTTTCGAGCATTCATTGCCGAAGTATTTCAGGCAGAAACGACAAATCTCCCAAAACTCGATGGCCTGTTGGTTTTGAAGCATCATCATTATTGATGGCAAATGAAGTCGCAATACATATGATGAGAGGAAACACCATACCTGATGTACATGGATTTTTAATCTGTGAAGGGATCACTGACTTTATGAGAGCTTGCGAGCAAGCACACCGAGAATCAATACCATTGGCGATTGTGTCTGGTACTTCAGGCTCTTTCAAAGCAGTTTCAAAAATTCCTATTCCCAAGAACACTAAAATATTTATTGGCACTGACACTGACGATCAGGGAGATGAGTACGCAGCTTTAATATGCGATCAACTTCCAGAGCATGCGACGTACCGACTGCCCCTGGAGGGTTGAGATGGCAGATTTGGATGAGGTAATCATCAAAAAGAACGTGCAGCTTTCGGATCTTCTTGATCGTGCGCAGAGTGAAAATTGTATCAACGAACCTTCAAGCAATGAAGAACAGTTGAGCGAGCACGACTCTGACGGTCAGATCACTGATTTAATGGATCAATATCTGGATCGTGAGGGTCAACCTACAGGCCGATACCGTAAGAACAAAAACAACCTGTACATTATTCTTCGACGTGACCGAAGATGGCGTGGCCGGATCTGGTTGAACGCCTTCAGCAACACGCTCAAGATTGATGATCGGGATTACCGAGATACTGATGACACACGCATCGGTTTGTGGGTTTCAAGGGCATACGGTCTTGAGTACGGTGAGGCTGCAATCAGTGCTACCGTGCAGTTGATTGGTGAAGAGAACAAACGCAACCCGCTTACTGAATGGCTGGATTCGATTGAATGGGATGGCATCAACCGACTTCACTCATGGATTGTGGAAGCCACAGACTGCGAAGATACCAAGCTCAACAAGACGATGGCTGAGAAGTGGATGATTCAGGCCATAGCGAGAGCATACAACCCAGGCTGTAAAGCTGACTGTGTATTGATTCTTGCTGGTTCCCAGGGTGCAGGTAAAAGCACACTGTTTCGAACCTTGGCAACTGAAAGCTTTTTTGCCGACACACCATTGGATATTGGATCGCCCAACTCATACTCTCAGATTCAGAGAGCATGGATCTATGAGGTGGCTGAGTTGGACTCTGTTCGTCGATCAGCGAACAGTGCTACCAAAGCGTTCCTGAGTGCCCAAGAAGATAACTACAGGCCAGCGTATGGTCGCCATGCGATTACAGTAAAGCGTCATGTAGTTTTTGCTGGAACCACTAACGAATCTCAGTTCATCAACGACATGACAGGATCTCGACGCTATTGGCCAATCAAGGTCAACGAAGTTCGATTGCCCTGGATCAAAGAGAATCGAGATCAACTTTGGGCTGAAGCCATCGTTGCATTCAAGAATGGGGAGACTTGGTATCTGGACAAAGAGACAGACACCGCACGACATGATTCAAGCAAGATCTATCGTCAGGATGATCCTTGGCTTGAACCAATCGCCAACTATTTGATGCTTCAACGTGGGCATGTGACCATGACTTTGATCATGGAAGAGGCCTTGAAGATTGAACGTGGCCGCATGAATAGACGAGATGAAATGCGTATCGCAGAGATTCTTAGAGAGATGAAGTATGAAAAGAGGCGTATGACCTTAGGTGGAAAACGTAAATATATTTGGGCGAAGAGTGAAATACTAAAGATGAAAAGTAAGGAAGCATGATGAGTAAAGCAGCACTGGGTGGAGGATTGTTCCTTGAGCCTGGATACGAATATGAAGCGAGCATTTTGAATAGATTCAAGCTGGTCAACCCTGAATACAAGATGGCGATCGGCATGCGTAAGCAGGGCAAGTACATTGCAGTGCCTGACCAGTACATCAACGCATGTCACAAGATCCCGTATGACCATCCATGGGGTGGAGGTTTGTCGATTCCAAGACATGCAGCCACAAGCATTGGGATTACCGACTACGTCGATGTACGAACAGCGCCAGAGGCAGAAAAGATTACGCTAAACGAAGAGTTCAAACTGCGTGATTATCAACAAGATGCCATGGACTCTTGGATTAAAAATGATGGCAACGGTGTGATCATCGCACCCTGTGGAGCAGGCAAGACTGCCATCGGCCTTGCATCAACAACAATGTTCGACACCAAGTGCTTGATTCTTGTTCACACCAACGATCTTGCTGTTCAATGGATCAATCGATGTAAAAGCATGCTGGCGCTGAAGGCTACACAGTATGGGGCAGGTAAAAAGGATGACTCTGGACGTATTGTTGTAGCAACGTTCCAAACCCTTGAAAGGATGAGTTTCAATGAAAGGTACAAGTTCGGTAAGCAGTTTGGTCTATGTATTGTTGATGAGGCACATCATGTACCTGCGAATACGTTTTGTTCTGTTATGTTTTCTATGCCTGCACGCTATCGGCTTGGCTTAACCGCTACACCCGATCGTCCAGACGGTTTGACCGACATACTGTGGTGGCACTTTGGACAAAGCGTTTATGAGATTACCAACGCTCAACTTGCGAGAAGCGGACATGTCTTGCCACCCAAAATAGAGTGGTTGTTCACCAACTGGATGGGTCCATCAAGCAGAGTGGATTGGTCAAAGCTTATCAGTAAGATGACCAATGACGATGATCGTAATGATGTGATTATAAAGAGGGTTATCAATGCTTGTGACAATGGGCGGCAGATACTCGTTCTTTCCGATCGCGTAGACCATTGCATTAAGATGGCTGAAGTGCTTAGATCTTATGGAATAGAAGCACAACCGCTGGTAGGAAAAATGACCAAGAAACAAAGACAAGAGGTTTTAGAGAGTGCAGACCAACAGAAAATACAAGTTGTTTGTGCGACAACTGTTGCAGATGAAGGTCTCGATCTTCCGTCACTCGACACCGTTGTTCTCACGACTCCGACGAAAGCTCTTGGAAGAATTCAGCAGAGGATTGGTCGAGTCATGCGACCACACCCTCTTAAAAAACATCCGATTGTTATTGACTGCGTTGATGATATTGGATCGATGCGCGGATTGGCTCGAAAAAGAAATCGTCTATACTCAAGAATTGGGTGTAGCTGACATGATGAGAATCATTGAAAAACTACCAGTTGGTTGGTCCATTGTTGAAGAAAGAAACGGATGGAACATCTATGATGACGATGGTGAGTTGGTCTGTACAGGTCAAGACACAGAACAACTACATCGAGTCTTGAATGTCGAGTTTGCGCTTGCTCAAGCTTTTGCAGCTTGGATGCATGCATATAAGCAAACGGAAGCGGCAGAAGCTTAGTCTTTCATCCTTTTTGCCAAGCCCAACCAATCTCGAACTCGAACAGTTTTGTTGGAAATATCTTCGACTGCGATTGCCAGAGGCAATGACGGTATTGATCGACCTGATTCAAGATCACGTAAATATGGGACTGAAATGTGAAGAGACATGGGCTCCAGCTTTTCGTTGATCCAATGGCAAAAAGCAAACCGTGTACTTCTTTCAGGGTGGCTTTCACGAAAAGTTCTGATGTCCATTTTCAATCTCCGGTCAGAATATGTCCGCATCAAAGTGTATGTACGCATTAAAGTGATGGTATTGACATCACCCAATAGCACAAATAGGATCAATGTGCAGACAACAGGAAACACATGGAAACACAAATACCAACTATCGGAAGCAGCAGCATTGGCGCCATCCTTGGCCTTTCACCATGGAGTAGCCCATGGGATGTATGGTCCAGAATGCATGGGCTCACACAGTCTTCAAGCACGGCAGCAACAGCCAGAGGACACATCTTGGAACCAGCCATCGGTGCTCACTATGCTCAACTGAACAATGTGCTCATTAAAAAGGGTCCAGAATACGAGGCCGACCCAATCATTGGTCCAGAGTCATGGATGCATGCTCGACCTGATTTCTTTGTTTCGGCTGATGATGAAGCGTGGCTTCTTGAGATTAAATCAACTCGAAAGTTTGATCATCGATGGGGAAACTCAAACAGCAGCAATGTTCCTCCATACTATGCAGCACAATGCATATGGCAGATGGCCGTCACCGATGATGATCGATGTGATCTGGCAGCCTTTGCTACCATCTCTGATGAGTACCGTTCATACAAGATTCATAGGGATACCAAGCTCGAAGAAAAGATCGTTGGGTTTGCTCGCGACTGGTACATCAAACACATCGAGCAGGGCAAGCCTCCAGAGGTAGATGGTTCAAACGCCTGCTCTAAGTCTCTTGCAAAGCTATTCAGACAAGAAAGCAAAGAGTTTATCGAGCCAGTAGAAACACATATTGAACTGGCAGAAAAACTCAAAGAAGTGAAGGCGCAGTACGCTGATATTGAAAAGAAAAAGAAGCATTTAGAAAACCAAATCAAAGAAATGATTGGAACTTCTTACGGTATTTCGGGTGTCGCCATCTGGTCAGAATCCAAACCAAGAAGTCGATTTGATAGAGCAAGCTTCGAAGATGATCATCCAGATCTCGCAAAGCAATACACAAAACAGAGCGAACCAACACGAACCTTTAGGTTCCAATACACAGGAGACAAGTAATGTCCAAAAATGCAATTCA